TAGACCTTACATCTGATAATCCCGGTTCACATAGATATTGGAAACTTATTAATATTTCTAATTCTTCTGGTACTTCTGCTTGGGGTTTTAGACAAATTATTTTAGATTCAGCCGTTGGTAACTTAGGTACAGATTCTAGTGGTAATGGTAATGATTTCACTCCTACAAGCATTAGCAGTGCTAATCAGTCAAGCAGCACACCGTCATTAAATTACGCCGTGCTTAATATTTTGGACAAAGGCAGTTCCGCAACAACCTCGGAAGGTGCAACACGGCAACCGACGGGGACTGACCATGTGATTTTTTCGTCGATGCTAATACCGGCGACCGGGAAATGGGCAATTTCTGGTCGAGTTGATGTAGGAGATTTTAGCTTTGGTATTTGCACACCGGCACATACACGCACATCAAAAGTTGGGAGAACGAATGATAGCTGGGGCGCAATTGACTCACCGGGAGCATCGTTTTTTCGATCTGAGCATGACAGCGTCGGAACAAATTCCACGGTCATTAGCGCAACAAACGACACTTTCATCATCGCTTTCGATGCTGATTCCGGAAAGTTGTGGCTTGGTCGCAACGATGGAGGCGCAGGAATTGCGTATTTAGGCGGCGGCGACCCGACAACTGGCACAACGCCAACTTATACTCTTAGCGCGTCAGAAATGTCGCCGGGTTTGCATTTTGCAGTCGGAAGTCGACTCACGGTATCGTTCGGGCAACGCACACATTTTGAGACTTTGCCGACTGGTTTTCTCGAACTTAATAGTGAGAATTTATCAACGCCAAACGCGCAAGGCATAGATTATTTCAACGCTACGCTTTATACAGGCAATGGCACTGCAATTGGTTCTGGTGGTAAAGCAGTCACAGGCGTTGGATTTCAACCAGATTTTACATGGATCAAGAATAGGGATGCAGCGGACAGTCATATTTTGACTGATGTTGTGCGAGGCGTAACCAAATATATGTCGTCTGATTCAGCTGATGCCGAAGTAACAAATGTCGAATCGTTGTCTACCTTTGACACTGATGGTTTTACAGTTGGTAATTTAGCTGCTGTTAATACTAACACAGAAGATTACGTGTCGTGGAACTGGAAGATGCGCGGTGCAGGAGTCGCTAATTCAGACGGAACAATATCATCGACTGTCAGTGCTTCCTCAACTGGTGCTTGGAGTTTAATCACTTGGACAGGCACCGGAGCAAACGGAACTATTGGGCATGGTCTGAGCGGTGCGCCGGAATTAGTCATAGTTAAGAATACCAACGATGCCCGAGCATGGCGGGTCTTAGAGACGGTAGTTAATGGCGGCACTCATTATTTAACACTTAACACAGACGCTGCGTCTACAACAGGTTCGACATTCTGGAATAATAGCAACCCAACCGCTTCCGTTATTAATTTAGGGTCGGATACCGATACAAACGATAGCGGCGACACAATGGTGGCTATTGCATTCCGATCAGTTCCCGGTGTATGTAAGGTAGGAAGCTATGTAGGTAACAACACTGATGATAATGCTTACGTCTCATTAGGTTTTACACCAAGATTTTTTATGTGTAAAAGAACCACAGGTTCATCACAGTGGCATCTAATTGACAGTGCAAGATCACCAACAAATGAAGGTCAAATTCAGAGTTTTGCAAATTTAAATAACGCTGAACAAAATAGCGCAGTAGGTGCTTATGATCTTTTGAGTGATGGGATAAAAATTCGGTCTGATGCAGGATTTGAACCGGGCAATACTGGAACTTGGGTGTATATGGCAATGGCAGACATAGGTGGTAATGGTACACTACCACCGATTTACGGAAGATAATATAAACTCCTTTCATTATAAATAGTAAAAAATGATTGGAGACTCAAATGGCGGTTCCATCCACTAGAACGGAATTTAAAAATTATTGTCTTCGCCGCCTGGGCGATCCCGTGATTGACATTAATGTAGATGATGAGCAGGTTGAAGACAGAATTGACGAAGCTCTTAAGTACTATCAAGACTATCACTTCGATGGTACCGAGCGTGTACTCATTAAGCATGTCGTTACCGCTTCCGATAAAACCAATGGATATATAACACTCTCGGACTCTGTGATTGGTATCAACCGTATCTTAGATGTTGGACAAGCAGTGCAGTCATCCAACTTATTTAACATACGATATCAAATACACTTAAACGATTTATTTGATCTATCAGCATCTTCATATGTACCATATGTTACTGCTATGACCCACGTTGCTTATCTTGAAGAATTATTCGTGGGTAAAAAACCATTGAGATATAACAGACACGTGAATAAGTTACATATCGACATGGACTGGAATAATGATGTTGCTACTGGAGAGTATATCATCATCGACGCATATCAGATTACCGATGCAAATACTTACTCTGATGTATGGGGAGATAGATGGCTATCACGATATGCAACCGCTCTTATTAAGAGGCAGTGGGGCTCAAACCTGACAAAGTTTGAGGGTATGCAACTTCCTGGCGGTCTTACATTTAATGGCGCAAAAATTTATGACGATGCAGAAACTGAAATTCAAAAACTTGAAGAGGAAATGATTGTCAGTTATTCGCTTCCCGTAAATGATATGATAGGATGATTCAGTGCCTACAAATGTGTATTTTAATAATTTTGGATATGCTCGAGAGCAAGACCTAGTAGAAGATCTTAGTATTGAAGCAATTAAGATCTACGGGCACAATGTAAAGTATATTCCAAAAGCAGCAGCAAGAAGAGATCCTCTCTTCGGCGAGGACACTCTCGCTACATATGATGATGCAGTTGACATCGAGATGTATATCAAGAACGTAGAAGGCTTCGAGGGTGAGGGTGATTTCTTATCTCGATTTAACTTAGAGATTAGAGACTCGGTGACTTTTACCGTTGCAAGAAAAAGATTCGATCAGGCTCGATCCGAAAGACTTACAACAGAGGTGGGATATAGTTATCTACAGGAAGAAGCAAACACGAATACTCCTTCTCGACAGTTCTTGTCAACATCAGCAAACACAGAGATATACGGCATTACTCTTGAAACCGGTACAGACGAGGGATATGCAATTACAAATAACCGACCCACTGAAGGAGATCTCATTTGGTTTCCTATGGTTGACAAGTTATTTGAGATCAAGTTTGTAGAACACGAAGCGGTTTTCTATCAGATGGGAAGACTTCAAACTTACGATCTTCGCTGTGAATTGTTTACATACAGCAATGAAAGAATCGACACCGGTATCTCTGATATTGATGCAATTGAAGATAATCTCAGTACTGATATCTTAACATTCGAGATTAGTTTGGATGATGATGGTGGTTATGGAGCAGGTGTACTGCAATCTGAAGACGGTGGTTCTATCATGCAGGAGTACAGACTGGAAGATGCTCAACCTACAGCAAATAATGAGTATTTCCAAAGCAACGATCCTGTGTTTAGCCCAAGCGCGGTGATCGACTTTAGCGAGAGCAATCCTTTCAGTGAAGTGGATAGATACTAATGTTTGGACAGCAATACTATCACGGAACTATACGAAAATATGTCATTGCATTTGGTAATCTGTTCAATGACATCATCGTTCAAAGACTTGACTCAAGCGGTAATCGTATTCAAAGCTTATTAGTTCCTCTTGCTTACGGTCCGAAAGAAAAGTGGTTGGTCAGGCTCGTGCAAGATCCAAATCTCGATCAAGATGTGGCAATCACTCTGCCGCGAATGGGTTTTGAGATTCAGAGTATGATATACTCACCGCAGAGAAAACTATCATCAACAATTAAAAATGTCAGGCTGAAAACTACTGATTTTAATAGAGTAGACACACAGTTCATACCAGTGCCGTATGACATCACATTTTTACTTTCTATTTTTGTAAAAAACGCAGACGACGGAGCTCAGATACTTGAGCAAATTTTACCGTATTTCAGACCAGAGTTCACAACACAAGTAAATTTGATTCCTGAAATGAAGATTGTTGCAGATACACCGGTCGTGCTACAGGATGTATCTATTGAAGATACCTACGAGGGTGATTTTGATACTCGTAGAGCTTTAATTTATAACCTTACTTTCAATCTGAAAGGTTATATCTACGGTCCTGTAGCAAACAGCGGTTTGATCAAGCGTGCAATTACCAATTTTGTCGACACGACAACAACCGAACAGCCAACAATAGAGCGAATGACTATTACTCCATCGCAGTTTGCAAATGGTGCACCCCTATTCGTTCCATCGGGCAACAGTGCTCTATCCGTCGCATTGAATCAGATTTCAGCAAATACAGACTACGGCTTCACTACTGATATTACCATAGATCCATTTGATATAACAGAGACATAGCATGAAAACGTATCGCAATTTTATTAATGAAGCCTATATGTTACAATTTGTACGTGATAAAAACATAGATGTTTTGAAAATAAAAGATAGTCGTGAACGAAGCTGGGTAGAAATTCGTGGCAAAAAAGGCTACGAGATTGACGGTTATGATAGAAGGGATAAATTACATCAAGTATTAGATAAGATTGGCAAAGCTGCAAATATGAGTGATTTGATGAACGGAACTCCCGTCAGCATCAATCCAAAACATCCAGATGGTAAAAAAGCTATAGAATTTGTGAAAAAAATAATGAGAGAAAAATGAAAACAACCATGGAAAAGAACATGGAAGATCTATTTGATATTTCTGAATCAACAAAACCAATTATTGAAGTGATGCAAGATGGTCAGGTCCCAAGTGTTTTAGAAAAACATTCTGGAGATGATGATATTGAAGCGGACTACAAATATGCAAGAGAGAATCTCCGAAGTATTATTGACTCTGCTCAAGCTTCAATAGATGATCTTTCCTCTATAGCATCCACGTCTGAGTCACCAAGAGCATATGAAGTTCTATCAACTCTGATGAAAACAATTGTAGATGCTAATAAAGATTTACTTGAATTACAAAGAAAAGTGAAACTATTGAAAGACGAATCATCACATCCAAAGAACGTAACAAATGCACTCTTTATTGGGAGTACATCAGAATTACAGAAACTTATTAAGAAACAAACAGATATTGAATAAATCGGCTCAAGGCCTATTATAATATGCTTGCTAGAAAAGTCAATAGAAATGTCTGAAAATTATTTAGCAAATCCATTATTAAAGCGGGCATATGTTCAGTTAGAGTGGACAGCAGAGCAGGTACAAGAAGTCATAAAGTGCGCGCAGGACATCAATTACTTTATTAAAAACTATGTGAAGATTATCAGTCTTGATGAGGGACTCATTAACTTTGATATGTATGAATTCCAAGAATCTATGGCTGAACTCATTGCCGAAAATAGATTTTCAGTTATTAAAACTTGTAGGCAGGCTGGCAAGACCACAACATCTGCTGCGGTTATCCTTTGGCATATCTTGTTTAACGATGACTACACCGTAGCCATTCTTGCAAATAAACTGACAACTGCTCGCGAGATTTTGTCTCGTGTTCAGCGTGCATACGAAAACTTGCCGAAGTGGTTACAGCAGGGTGTGATGACATGGAACAAAACGAGTATCGAACTTGAAAACGGCAGCAAGATCATTGCTTCATCTACAGCTTCTAGTGCTATTCGTGGTTACTCGATTAACTTTCTATATCTTGACGAATTTGCTTTCGTTCCTCGTAATATTCAAGATGATTTCTTCACCTCAGTTTACCCCACAATTATTTCTGGTACGAATACCAAGGTGGTCATCACATCGACACCAAATGGCTTTGATCTTTTCTACAAGATCTGGACTAATTCAGTAGAGAACCGAAACGAGTATGTAAACTTTTCTGTAAACTGGTGGGACGTACCTGGAAGAGATGAAAAGTGGCGAGATAAAACAATTGCAAATACCAGTGAAGATCAGTTCCGTCAAGAATTTGAAGCGGAATTTATAGGATCATCAAATACACTCATTGCTCCTAGTGTCCTTCGTGCAATGACATTTAAAACACCTGTGTCTACATACTATGAGGGTAGTTTAAACGTATACGAAGAGCCAGTACAAGACAGAGCATACTTTTGTGTTGCTGATACGAGCAGAGGTGTTGGTATTGACTCATCTGCCTTTATTATTGTTGATGTGACAGAAATACCCTATAAAGTAGTTGCGGCATATAAAAATAATACCATAGCGCCAATCGTATATCCTGAAGTAATCTACAACGTAGTAAAATCATACGGTGATGCATTTACTCTTGTGGAGATAAATGATAATGGGCAGCAAATTGCTGATATTCTCGCCAATGACTTAGAATATGAAAACATTATCTATACAACAATGCAGGGCCGTGGTGGTCAGGTAATAGGCGGTGGATTTTCATCAAATAGTCAGAAAGGCGTACGAACTACAAAACCAGTAAAGCGTATAGGCTGTGCCACAGCAAAGACGATGATTGAAAAGCACAAAATTATTTTAAATGACTTTGATTTAATTAACGAAATGTCAACCTTTATTCAAAGAGGTAATTCTTATGAAGCCGAACAGGGCGCTCATGATGATTTGATGATGTGTGTAGTGCTTTTCTCGTGGGCTTCTAACCAGCAGTTCTTTAAGGAATTGACCGATACGGATTTTCGTAAAAAATTATTAGAAGAGCGTGATAAACTTCTATCCGATGATGTTTTGCCATTCGGTTTTTATGACGATGGTAGTGATGAAAGCGAGCTAATAATAAATAATCCAACCGGTGAAATTTGGCACAACGATACTAGCAATAAGTGGTATTCTTGGTGATAATCCTATTTTTATAAATAATAATGAACTAAAAATGCTATTAGCTTAGTAGATAGGAGATGACACAATGCCTTTTCAAGTATCACCAGGCGTTAATGTAACGGAAATTGATTTAACTACCGTTATTCCAGCAGTCTCCACGACGATCGGTGCTATTGCCGGACGTTTTGATTGGGGTCCTGCTGGAGTAAGAGTACTTGTTGATTCTGAAGATACACTAGCGCGGCAATTCTGGAAGCCAAACTCAAATAACCACCCCGAGTGGTTCACTGCTTCAAACTTTCTTGCATACGGTAATGCCTTATACGTATCTCGCGTAAAGAATGAAGCAAATAATGCAACATCAAGTGGGAATACAGCAGTTCGTATCCTAAACGATGACGATTATGAAAATAACTATTCGACCGGTACAGGCGGTTCTGCAACATCTTGGGTTGCAAAATATCCTGGTTCATTAGGTAACTCACTAAAAGTTTCAATCTGCCAGTCAAACGCTGCATGGTCAAATACAGTCTTAAGTTCAACATTCAGTTTTACTGCAGGTAGTCAGACTGTAACCACTAGCGCAAACGTTGGCGACGTAGTTACTGCTGGTGACTTCCTCGTTCACGCTAACTCATCGGTTTCAATCAATGTTCAAGTTGACTCGATTGCAGCGAACGGTACATCTATTACTCTGAAGAAAGGTCCAACTACTGAGGATCTTGGCGCTGCATCACTCACAACTACTGCAGGTGATATTACTCGCCGTTGGGAATACTTCAACTTCTTCGATGCCTCACCGGGAACATCTACATATGCTGCCAGACTTGGTGGTGCTAACGATGAGATGCACATCGCAGTTATTGATGAGGATGGAGAGATCACAGGAATCAAGGGTCAAGTTATTGAGCGATTTGGTTCAGTCTCGAAAGCATCTGACTCTCTCTTTGATGACGGTACTGCCGCATACTATAAGAACGTAATTAACACTCGGTCTCAATGGATCTGGTGGGCTGGTCATGATCCACAACTTGGTATTACTGGAACACCATTGGCAACGGATACATTTACTGCATCATCCACACTGCCTCAAACGACCTCTATGGCTGGTGGTGATAACGGTGGTGATCCATCAAATGCAGAGCTTATCAATGCTTATGATCTGTTTGAATCAGCTGAAGATGTTGATGTTTCTTTCCTATTGGGTGCTGATGCAAACCAGACTGTAGCGACACATCTTATCAATAATATCTGCGAAACAAGACTTGATTGTATCGCGGTACTTTCACCAGAACAAGCTGACTGTGTCAATAACAGCACATATGCTGGCAAAGAGAAAGATGATATCGTTGCGTTTAGAAATACTCTACCATCGACATCTTATGCAACACTTGATAGTTCTTGGAAATATCAGTACGACAAGTATAACGACGTGTTCCGATTTGTACCAATGAACGGTGATACTGCCGGTCTCATGGTTCGGACTGATACAACACGGGATCCATGGTTCTCACCAGCAGGTTTCAATCGTGGTAATATCAAGAACGTCGCAAAACTCTCATACAATCCACGCAAGGCAGATAGAGACGAACTCTATAAGTCTGGTATCAATCCGGTAGTAACATTCCCAGGGCAGGGAACGGTACTATTCGGCGATAAGACACTTTTGGCAAAGCCAAGTGCCTTCGATCGTATCAATGTTCGTCGGCTCTTCATTGTCTTGGAGAAAGCAATCTCAACCGCTGCTAAGTTTACTCTCTTCGAGTTTAACGATGCATTTACACGGGCTCAGTTCCGTAACTTGGTTGAGCCATTCCTAAGAGATGTACAGGGTCGCCGGGGTATCTTTGATTTCCGAGTGGTATGTGACGAAACAAATAATACAGGTGAAGTCATTGATAGAAACGAGTTTATCGGTGACATTTATATCAAGCCTGCACGCTCCATTAACTTCATTCAACTTAACTTCATTGCAGTCCGAACTGGAGTTGATTTTGAAGAAGTTGTTGGTAAATTCTAATCGGGCAATATAAATAATAAGAGAATTAGGAGAACATAAAAATGGCTTTTTCTGTACAAGAATTTCAGGGACAAATGGAGTTTGGGGGTGCCCGCCCCTCACTCTTCGAAGTAAACATTACAAACCCATTCAACAGTGCGGCTGATGATAAAGTAAGGTTTATGGCAAAAGCGGCTCAGATCCCCGGCACAACCCTTACACCAATCACCGTAAACTACTTTGGCCGTCCTGTAAAATTTGCTGGTAACAGAACTTATGAAGACTGGACTGTTACTGTCATCAACGACGAAGATTTCTCTATCCGCGCTGGATTAGAGGAATGGGCGCAAAATATCAATAGCACACAGGGTAACCTACGACTTACTGGTGCAAATCCAGAAGCTTATAAGTCACAGGGGCAGGTTATTCACTACGGCAAACAGGGTAACGTCATTCGTGAGTACAAGTTTGTCGGCTTATTCCCAACCGTGATCTCACCAATTGAACTCTCTTGGGATACTGCAGACACTATTGAAGAGTACACTGTAACCTGGACTTACGACTTCTTCACAGTAGATGTTGCAAGCTCATTCGGTGGCCTCATCAACTAATATTCTGTTATAATATCTACAAAGGGGGGCTTGTCCCCCCTTTTTTATGTTTTTTACCATTATAAATAATAGAAATAAAACATATAGCATAGGATCAATATAATGGCAGAACTATTTGGTTTTACTATCGCTCGTAAAAAAACCGAAGCTGAACAAGAGACTCTTCCATCGATTGTATCGCCTACTATTGAAGACGGATCCATTGAGATTGCACCAGGTGGTGCATATGGAACCTACGTCGATATGGAGGGCAAAGCAAAGTCTGAAGGTGATCTTGTTTCAAAATATCGTGAGATGTCTATCCAACCAGAGTGTGATTATGCAATTCAAGATATTGTAAATGAAGCGATTGTAGTGGATGAGAACTCAGGGCCCTGTGAAATTGTGTTGGATAAACTAGAATATCCAAATGCAATTAAGAAAAAGATTCGTGAGAGCTACCAGCACGTTTTTAAGTTACTTGACTTTCAGAATACTGCATATGATATCTTTAGAAAATGGTACATAGACGGTAGATTATATTATAACATCGTGATTGATGAAAAGAATCCAAGAGCCGGCATTAAGGACTTGAGGTATATCGACCCTCGCAAGATCCGTAAGATAAAAGAGCCGATCAAAGAAAAAGATAAGAGAACAGGTGTTACTGTATATCGCGGATCAAATGAGTACTATTTTTATAACCCAAAGGGCATTACAACACAGAATCAATCACAGGGTGTTAAGATTGCCAAAGACTCTATCTGCTATGTCAACTCCGGAATTCTTGACAATAGAAACAATCTGATCTATTCGCACTTGCATAAAGCTATAAAACCACTCAATCAGCTTCGTATGTTAGAAGACGCAGTTGTGATTTATAGACTCGCGCGTGCTCCTGAGCGACGCATCTTTTATATTGATGTTGGTAACCTTCCAAAGATGAAGGCGGAGCAATATCTTCGTGATATGATGGTCAAGCATAAAAACAAACTCACATATGATGCACAGACTGGTGAAGTTCGTGATGATCGTAAATTTATGACCATGCTGGAAGATTTTTGGTTACCACGTCGAGAAGGTGGTCGAGGGACTGAAATCACAACTCTTCCCGGCGGTCAGAATCTTGGTGAGATGGAAGATGTGGATTATTTTCGCCGTAAACTTTACAAGTCACTTAATGTACCTACTGCCCGTATGGAGCAAGAAAATCAGTTCCAACTTGGGCGTGCATCTGAGATTACTCGAGACGAATTAAAATTCAATAAGTTCATCAAGCGATTGAGAACTAGATTTTCAATGCTGTTTGATGAATTATTAGAGATTCATCTTGCTCTTACGGGTGTTACTACTCGTAAAGAATGGCAAGAAATGAAGCAAAGTATCTATTATGACTTCATGGAAGATAATCACTTCACTGAATTGAAAGACACCGAGATTATGACTGAAAGACTTCGACTTTTGGGTGATATAGATAACTATGTTGGAAAATACTTTTCGGAACAATGGGTGCGCACAAATGTTCTGCGTTTGACTGAAGATGAGATTGAAGATATTGAAAAACAAATTGGTCAAGAAGGTGGTGGTGAGGATACAGAAGATGAAGAGCCCATGGAAGAGATTATTCAAGATGAAATTGAAGAAGAAATATTCCAACCTCCAGAAGAGATGAGTGAAGAAGAAAAGAAACTTGTAGAAAAGATGACAAAAGTTTTAGATGATGTCTTGACTGAGGACTAATTTATGTCTAACGAGATCAGAGATGCAAAAATCCTTTCTGCGGCAATCCGGTATGCAGATAAAAAAATTGCCGAAATTCAGGAAGAATTTCAGCAACCAGTATTAGTCGAGGGGCCTCCCGGTCCTGTTGGGCCCGCTGGACCCAAAGGTGAAAAGGGTGATATTGGACCCGAACGTAGAATTGTAGTAGAAGCAAGAGGACCAGTAGGTCCTCAAGGACTACCCGGTCATACATTTGAAAAAGCATACATTGAAGACGATAAACTGCATCTGTTGAGAGAAGACGGTGAAGTCTTTACAGTCGGTAAAGTAATTGGTCCACGTGGTGGACAAGGTATTCCAGGGATAAAAGGTGAGAAGGGCGATACTGGTCCGCAGGGTGAAAAAGGTTTAATCGGTGAGCAAGGTCCAGTTGGTGCAGTCGGTCCTCAAGGTGACAAAGGTGACCAAGGTGAACAGGGTCTACAAGGTGAACGAGGATTTCTTGGACCACAAGGACCACAGGGTGAACGTGGCTTAATTGGCGAGCAAGGCGAGCCAGGACCCATTGGCCCACAGGGTATTCAGGGACCAAAGGGAGATAAAGGTGATAAGGGTGATCCAGGCGCCACTGGTCCGATGGGACCACAGGGTAATCCCGGTCGGGATGGAACTGAAGTCGATACGGAATCAATTCGTAAATCCATTGAAGATAACTATCAAAGTTTTAGAGATCAAATACGGCAACAAGTAACAAGACTCGCAACATCTGGTGGAGGCGGATCTTCAGGATCAGGTGAAGTTTGGTTACATAGGTTAGATGATGTTGACTACAACAGCGTTAAAACACCAAGTGACGGCGAAGTTCTTACATACAATTCTAATACTGGTGTTTGGTATGCTAGCACTGCTGCTGGTGGTGGTAGCAGTGGTATTACAATAAAGGAAGAAGGTTCTAGTGTTGGAACAACCGTAACTGAAATTGATTTTGTTGGTGCTACAGTTACAGCCTCTGGTAACTCAACTGTAGTTCAAGTACAAAGTGCTGCGATTGGTAATAATATTAGTTCGACTTTACAGACACAACACATTATACCAGCATCTGCAAATACCTATGACCTTGGTTCTTCTACTCGTCGTTGGAGAGATTTGTATCTATCTGGAGCAACATTAAATCTTGGTGGCACCTCTATTTCTGCAAATTCAACCGGTACATTTATTGACACCGAACAGATTGCTTCACGTGAATGGACTCGTGGCTGGGGTATAACAAATGCTGTATTCCAGTCAGCTCTCTCAAACACAAATTCATATATCGCAACCAAAACTACAGAAGCCACCGCACTACTTCGGCTGTCGAATACAAATAGTTATATTGCCACTAAACTGGATTCATCGAGTTATACCACAGCTGATGTACAATCCAAAGCTGCTCTATCAAATACAAATAGTTATATTGCCACTAAACTGGATTCATCGAGTTATACCACAGCTGATGTACAAGCTAAAGCGGCGCTTGCAAATACTAACTCATATATTGCTACAAAAGCATCTGCAGATGATGCTTTAGCCTTTGCGATAGCATTAGG